ATAGGGAAATTATTAAGTTTTATCCTTTAATGAAGGATGAAATTACTAAAGCTAGTTTTCAAAAAGATACAGCAGAAATTAACTTTACTTCTGGTGGTTTAATCAATTAATAATATAGTTGCCTCATATAGAAATATATGAGTGAATATTCAGTGAACCCATAAATATGGGGTGTGTGTAGTTTCATATCTACATGCTAATCATGAAAGTCTAAGTTTTAAGTTATAAAAACAATTTATCAAATATTTTATAGTATATATACATAATAGATAGAAATAAACTAGCTATTTATTTCGAAAGTGCTATCCTAAGCACTTCTATTATGTTATAATTAGGATATTATTGCTATAGGAGGTAATGATGGGAAAATTTATAGTAAAATTAACAATTGAAGATGTAAAAAAAATAGTTGAACAAACTTCGGAGTGTACACTCTTAGATACAGAATATTTTGGAACAAAACATAAAATGAATTTTTTATGTCGGTGTGGGAACCAGTTCACCACAACATTTGAAAAATTCAAATTGCGAAATAAGAAACAGTGCAATAAATGTGGTAGGGCAACTACAAGGGAAAAACAGTCACATAGCATTAATAATTTAAAACAAAAAACAAAGGAAATTAGTGACTGTGTGTTGTTGACAGATAATTATATAAATGTCAGACAACTTTTAGAGTTTCGATGTGGATGTGGCGATACATTTAAGGCTAGTTGGAATTACTTTAATGGAAACGGAAAACGAAGATGCGATAAATGTAGTAGAGAATTGCTCTCAGAGTCAAAAAGTAAATATTCTTATGAATATGTAAAAGATTTATTGAGACATAATAATGCAATTTTAATTACACAAAAAATAAAACCTTTTATTACAATAAAAGAAAAAATAAAAGCAATGTGTGCTTGCAAAAAATCTTTTACAACAACGTTGGAAATGATACACACGTATGATAAATTTACTTGTAACTATTGTTCATTTTTGAACCCTTCAACGGGAGAAATGAAAGTTAAAAAGTTTTTGGATGATAATCAAATTATATATGAAGAACAATATTCATTTAAAGGTTGCAAATACAAAAAGAAATTGCGGTTTGATTTTGCGGTATTTGACAATAATAAAAAGTTAAAGTTCCTCATAGAATTTGATGGCATACAACACTTTAAAGCAATTTCTAAATTCGGTGGAGAAAAAGGTTACAATGTTCGAGTTATTCGAGATAAAATAAAAAACAAATATTGTTTAGAACATGGTATAAATTTGATTAGGATATCATATCTCGAAGAGAAGAAAATTGAAAAAATATTATTTGATAAATTAATAAAATAAAAACTTAAAATATGATAACGTGATGCCAAGCCTCTGTTGAGGAAGGTTCAACGACTATCCCGTGAGGGAGTAGCTTTAAGGTGAAATTCCTTATTGCGAAGTGCTGAACATCTTACTGGGTAATGCCAAAGATGAAGATATAGTCTATACCCACTATTAAATTAGTGTTAAAGTGCTGTGAAAACAGGGGTGTGTTAGGTATTAGCAAATCACCAAAGTACAAAGGGGGCAAGGCGTAAACGCCTGATGATTGAAGAAGCCGCCCTGTTAAATAATTCTTTATTTCAGGATGTTTTGGAGCCGATTGTCAACGTTCCGAGACGTACAATCGGAAGATTAGCAACGGTAAATCCTGAAGAATTAAATGGTCAAATTGCATTTTTGACAACAAGCGGATTTAAAGGAAGCGATGAATTTATAAGAAGTGTAAAAATGGTAGATGATATGGCAGAGCTAAAAGGTAGATTAGTCCTAGGTTCAGACTGGCAAATGGCTTGTGCATTTGGGCGTGGCGAAACAAAGTCTCAAATTATGGATAAAAAAGAAAAGTTATCTCCAACATTTTTCGGGCAGAACTACTGTTCAAAATGGATGGGTAGCAGTGACAATCAACTAGTTGACATAAATCGTCTTTTATCATTAAGAACTATTGTCAAAGCGGAATTAAAAGGTGATGGCAAGAGTGAATATTTTCTTGGAGTCGATGTCGCTAGAAGTGCTGACACTAGTAATAATCAGACTAGTATAGCGGTAGTAAAAATAAAAAGACACAAGAATAATAGGGTTAAAGAAATGAGTTTGGTTAACATAATAAATGTATCAAATGCATTAAACTTTAACGCTCAAGCGGTAGAGGTAAAAAAAGCTAAAGACTTATATGATGCAAGAGTAGTATTAGTTGATTCTAATGGACTGGGTAAATTTTTGCCCCTTTATATGGTAACATATATATGCAAATTCGGTGAACTTGCAAATGCAAGGTGTGCGTGATAGAATACGTGCTAACGATGAAAGTCTAAGTTTATAATTAAAATTATAAATAAGATAATATCGTGCCAAGCTTAAACCGTAAGGTTTTCGAAGGTGTAACGACTAGAGTATACAATCCTAGATTAGGATTATGAAACTCATACATTTAAAGTGAAATTCTTTAAGTGGAAGTGCCGAACATCCAGCAATGGATGAAGAGATAGTCTAAACCCTATACAATATAAATATGTTGAAAGACAGGGTATGGTTTGAGTGGTTTATTAGACAAGCTTTTAGAGGATACTATAGACCCATTAACAGGTGAAAGTTTAGGATGTTATGGGACAATAAATACAGACCAAGAAGCAGAACAAGACAATGCAGATGAATGTGTTTATGATTTAAAACCACAGTCTGCAAATAGTGATATTATTGTATCATTTATAGACTCGGTTGAGAGTGGCAAATTAAAATTGCTTGAAAAGAAGTCAGCAAATGAGTTCGACGTAAGAGATAGAAACATAACACAAAATAAGCTTCCTTTTATCAATACAGATTTCTTGATAGAAGAGGTTGCAAATTTAAAAATAAAAGTTTTATCTAACGGTAAGTATGCAATAGAAACCGTAGTAAAAAAGCTAAACAAGGATAGATATTCTGCATTAGCTTATATTTTGTGGTATATAAATAAGTTTGAGGATATCGTTTATCAACCAGTTGAAGATGATATTTTTGATTATTTGATTGTGTAAAATATAAAAATATAGAAATAGGGGGTGATATATTTGCCAAGGAAAAAAACTAAAGCACAGGAACAGAAAGAGCAAAACATGACGGTTGAAAACAAACATGCTTTTGCTAGTGATTACACTCAAGAAATGCTTAACATGATGAATAGTAATCTAATGTATCATCCACTTTTACAAAGTCAAATACTTAAAGATATCAATATGAATCCGATGTATCAGGATTATGAGACGGTTGAGACATTAATAAGTGACCCTAAAAATCATGAAAAAGAATTAAGAGAACTGGCTCAATATTTAAATAATACAACCATGGCTATAAAAAGGTTAATAGATTATTATACAAAGATTTTAACTTAGGATTATTTGCTAATTCCGCAAGTAGAAGAATCTGAAATGAGCTCTAGTGCATATAAAAAAGCTGAAAACAAAGCTTATGATTTTTTAGAAAAAATGAGTATCAAAAAGATATTTACAGAGATGATGCTTGGAGCAGTATTAGAAGATACTAAATTTTATTATTTAAGAGAGAGCATGAATGGTTTAACATTTCAAGAATTGCCTACGGATTATTGTTTAATAACATCAAAGAATGAAATTGGATATGAGTTTGCATTTAATATGACATATTTCTTTCAACCTGGAACTAGGCTTGACCAATATCCTCCTGAATTCACTCAATACTATATTGAGATGATGGGGTATGATAGAAAGAAAGGCGATATAAGGACTAATGATGTAATTGTTGAGACAAAGAATGGGCAATGGTCATATTGGAGACAGTTAGACCCAAAGAAAGCATTTACGTTTAAATTTAACAATGTCGTAGCAGGTTTAACTCCGCCGTTGATGGGGTTATTTTTAGATGCTGTCAATATTGACCAATTTAGAAAATTGTATAAAACTAAAACAACATTAGATGCATACAAGTTATTAATTGGTACAGTTCCTAGGAACAAAGAAAACAAGAGTGGTAATAAAGCCGATGACTTCGCTATTACGGCTTCTACAGTTGCTAAATTTGCTACATTAATTAAAAACTCATTGCCTGATGGTGTAGACTTTAAAGTTACTCCATTTGACAATATTGAAGCATTTAAATTTGATAATCAAGATGAAAAATCAAATTTAACAGGAACAGCGTTAAAGAGTTTCTATAATAATTCAGGTAGTTCACAAACTTTTACAATTAACGACAAGCCTAATGCGTCTAGTAGTCAATCAGGACAGAAGATTGATGAGGTTTTTGTATCTCATATGTATTCTCAAGCAGAAATGATAATTGATTTATTATTAAATAATCATATATGTTCTAAACATAGATTTTCGGTTAAGTTAAGAGGAACTATTTTTGACAAAAAGGAACGTCAAGAAGATGCTAATCAGTTAGCAAGTATCGGAGTTGTATCAATGGATTTAATTGCTTCTGCAAGAGGTTTAAATGCTAGACAATTAGAAAGATTGATTGCAAAATCGCATGCAAGAGGGTTCCCTGAAAAGTTAATACCTATACAATCTGCTTTCCATTCTTCAGGAGAAGAAGGAGAGAAAGGTAGACCAAAAGAAGACGTAGAGAATTTAAGTGATGCTGGAGAATTAGATAGAGACGAAAATGGCGAATAGATGAACATTAAAGGTGGGAAAAAAGATGTTAATAAAAAATTGTGAAGAAGCTATTCCAAAGGAGAAGCTTTTTTTTTGTAAAAGTCCAAACTTAATGAAGTTTTTAACAAAAATGAATAAAATTCATTATGTAAAAAAAGAATTGCAAGAAAATGTAGAAGGACAAAAATTTATATGGGTTTATTTAAAAACGCCTATATTAGATAAAGCTTTGTCTGAGTGGTCGAATAATAAAAAAAATGGAACATTTGTTTTTAAACCAAATAAGACACAAGATTAATAGGGAGGAGGTGACATGTTGAAAACGGTAACTTTCTCAATAGACAAGTATGAGTTAAAAGAAATAAATGACAGTCAATTTGCCAAATTACGCATGTATATATGTCATGATTTGGAGAATAAGAATGCGTCATATATCTCTCTTGACACAATGAAGGAAGCTGAAGCTACTTTACTAAATAAACCTATTATAATGAAACTTAACATCACAGGTGATGATTTTAAAGAGCATGAAATTGATACAGTGCCAGTGGGTGTAGTACCAGAAACGGGACATAATATTCATTATGAAGAAGTTGCTGGTAGAACATACCTAGTTGCTGATGCTATTATATGGAAATATTATAGCAGCCAAACTTTGGCAATCTTTGATAGGGATACTATTAAAGGGGTAAGTATGGAAATTCAAGTTCTTGATGAACACACTAGAGATGATGGGTTTATTCAAATAGATAAATATGCTTATTTAGCTGTTTGCCTGTTGGGTGATAAGTATGAAACAGGCATGTATAATACTGTTTCTAGCATTATACAATTTAGCAAATCAAATGATATGAATCTTCTTTG